TGTAGAGGACATGTGGAACATACAACTAACATATGAAAAAGGATAGGGAAAGATGCCTAGATACATAACTCGTAAAGTAACGAAGTTCTCTTTTGTCATGCCGGTATATGATAATGATGTATATTTAGCAAACTCTAATGGAGAATGGCGAGAACTTATGATACCATGCGAAGATAGACACAACGTAGGTTACAATGTGTATGGTTGGGACTACAAAAAACAAGTATGGAATATTATAGATATTGGTGATTATTATGACGAGGCTAAAGAGATAGCCGACAAATACGACAAGAAGATGGTTAAGGAGTTAGGGATATACTGCGATGACATGGGAGATAAAGATAGTTATGATGATACATATGTTGGAGTTTGAAAGTACAGCTTATAGGGTGTAATTGCAATGCCTTGCACAAATGGCAGAGAAGGGCGTAATTGGTTTAGTACTGAACCAATTACAATCTTTGCTCTTGACTATCGATAGGCAGGATGGTAGTTGTACTTTCAATTCGGGAGAGACAAGAGTGGTGGCCCGACACCAGACACAGGCGATAGTCGCCGTGCCTAAAAATACTCTTGTCTCACTACTCTAATGAAGGGAGATCACGATGGGTAAAGTAAAAGGATGGCTGATGGAGATGGAGGAAGATGCTCTTATTATGCCACTAGATGAATGGATTAACAAACATGGAGAAACACAAAAACATGTTTATGTATCAGTAAATGGAGAAAGTAAAGAAGTTATCAACTTAGTATTAGGAGAGAATATAAATGAACATGAAGAAACTTTCTGAGAATGTTATAAATATAGAACACTCAATAACTCAATTCGAAAAAGGCAAGATATCTTATGATGATTGTCTTGACAGTCTTCTTTCCTTTGGGTATTCTTTCAAGGAGGCCGTGGTTATTCTTAGGAACACGGGCGTATCTGGCGATAGCAATTAGCGGAGAAAAACTATGGCACTGGTTCTTGATATAGAAACTGATTCGCTCAATGCTACTAAGATATGGGTAGTGGCAACAAAAGATACAAACACAAAGGAAATAAGAACATTTACAAATCCAACAAAATTTGCTGATTACATCAAGGACTACAAAAAATTTATAGGACACAACATCTTATCATTTGACGCCCCTATTCTAAATAAGCTGTGGGGTACAAATATAAAGGTGTCGCAGATAACAGATACTCTTGTATTATCATATTTATTTAATCCTAACAGAAAGGGTGGACATTCCCTTAACAACCTGTCCAGCTTAGTTGGTAAGCGAAAAATAGAGTTCTCTGATTTCAGCGAATATTCAGAGACTATGCTTGAGTACTGCATCAACGATGTAGAGGTAACAGAAGCTATATATAAATACTTGATGATGTATGAACAGCCGGGATTTTCTAACACAAGTATATCTCTTGAACACAACATACGGCATATCATTAACAAACAGGAAAGGTATGGTTTTCTTCTTGATTTACAAAAAGCGTCTGAGTTGCTATACGAAATAAAAACAAGAAGCGAAGAAATAGAAAGCAACATACAATCCTTTTTCAAGCCAAAGGTTCGTGCAGTCAAGGACGTTGTAATTAAAAAGAAGAAGGACGGCAGTATTTCCAAAGTAGGGCTGTCCCACATTGAAGATATCAGTCAATCTGTGGGGAACCATACGCTTATCAGATATGAGGATTTTAACTTAGGTTCACCTAAACAAATTGTAGAGCGCATGAACGAATACGGATGGAAGCCAACAAGATTTACACCCAAAGGTGCACCAAAGGTATGCGAGGAGAACTTAGAGACATTATCGGATGCTGCGCCCAGTTCAGTGAAGAACCTTGTATTATGGAAAACTCTTGAAACACGCTGGAAGACTATAGAGAGTTGGCTTGACGCATCCAGCGCAGATGGGCGGGTACACGGTAAAGTATTTACGATGGGCGCGGTAACAGGCCGCATGACGCACTCTGAACCCAATATGGCTAACATCGTATCTTCTAACAAAATATACGGAAAAGAATCACGGCAATGTTTTATAGCGCCAACAAAAAGTGTTCTTGTAGATACTGATGCGTCTGGCCTTGAATTAAGGATGCTGGCGCACTACATGAATAACGATGCGTTCACTAACGAAGTTGTCAATGGTGATCCGCATACGGCTAACATGAATGCAGCGGGGTTGTCTACTCGTTCACAGGCAAAGACGTTCATATATGCTTTTCTGTATGGCGCAGGAGCGGAGAAGATTGGTTCCATTGTAGGTGGATCAGCGAAGACAGGATCGACACTGAAGAATAGGTTTCTAACAAATATGCCTGATCTTAAAAGATTACAGGAGCAGGTCATAAAGAAGGCATCGCAGTACGGATATGTCAACGGACTAGACGGGCGGCGCATCCACATTCGCTCTCCCCATGCTGGACTGAATACGCTGCTACAGGGTGCCGGTGCGATTGTGTGTAAGCAGTGGGCCATCGAAATGGACAGGCGCATTCGGGCGGAAAAACTTGAGGCCCAACTGGTATGCAGTGTACACGATCAATATATTTACGAAGTGGGTGAAAAAAGTCTTGACATCTTCAAAAAGGTATGCGAAGATGGTATCAAGCAAGCAGGGCAGCGGTTGAATTTACGTTGTCCACTAGCATGCGATGTAGGAGTAGGCAGCACATGGTATGATGCTGAACATTAACAAAACTTAAATAAGGAGATATAGTATGATTATACGAGGAACTTCAATGTGGGCGCGTGTTCTTGAAGGACAGCCCAACAATCTTTCCAACAAGTATCAGGTAGACGTATGTAACTTGTCTTCTGAGGTAGTGAAGCAGCTAGAAAGTTCTGGCGTTCCTATTAAGAATGATGAGGAGCGCGGCAGCTACGTTACTGCGAAGGCGGTACGTCCTCCAAGAGTTATGGATGCTTCGAAGCGTCTGTGGGACGATACTGTTATCGGTAACGGATCAACTATTAAGATTTCGGCCAAACCGTATGATTGGACGTACAAAGGAAAATCTGGGGTCAGTCTTGGTCTTAATCAACTGATGGTTGTTAATCTTGTTGAGTACGAAATGGAAGAACTGGACGCAGAGGAGTCAGACACGGAAGATGAAGTAATATAGTTTTAGAGTAACATACTGATGGTAGGGGTTAATCACAACTGGGGTTAACACTTGGAAAGGTGAGGGACGGGCCTTCCATAATTTACATTACAAGGAGATACTACAATGAAGACTGTCGATACTCTTGTAAAAGATATCTATGAAATAATTGATTCAGGTATTGAAGTTCATGAAGATGACATGAAGTTCCTTCTTTCCTTTATTGAAAGAGAGGTGCATACCTTTTTCAGTAAGGAGGAGCGAGAAAAAAATAGAAAAGCTACTTTGCGTATGTCTAATATTGGAAAAGACAAACGTAAAATGTGGTACGACTTTCATGAGCCTATTGAGCAAGACTTAAAGCCCAATGAGCGAATTAAATTCTTCTATGGGCATCTGCTGGAGGGCTTCCTACTTTTTCTATGTAAGGCAGCTAACCATGATGTACGTGACATGCAGAAGGAGGTTTCCCTTAACGGTATCAAGGGTCACATTGATGCTGTCATCGATGATGTAGTAGTCGATGTTAAGACTTCTTCAAGCTACGGGTTCAAGAAGTTCTCTCGTGGTGAGCTTTTCTCGAATGATCCCTTCGGCTACATCTATCAGATATCGGGATACATGCAAGCGTTGGACATGGATGAAGGGGCCTTCCTTGCCATTGACAAGCAGTATGGCGATTTAGCCTTGCTATCTGTTGAAGATATGAGTACGCTTGATGCGTCTAAACGCATTGATGAGTTGCGTGAAGTTATAGCCAAGAGTGAGCCGCCTGTGCGCTGCTATGAAGAACAGGTTGAAAATAACGGGAACAGGAAACTTCCGTCCGAATGCAGGTGGTGTCACCATAAGTATAATTGTTGGTCTGACTCCAATGATGGTACAGGAATAAGAACCTTCAAGTATTCGAATGGATACAGATACCTTACTCACGTTGAAAAGGAACCTCAAGTTGAAGAATTACTATGACCAGATATGTTAAGACCCATCAGCCCTGTGCCGATTGTGGAAGCAGCGATGCCGTAGCATATTATCAAGACGGCAATTCATACTGCTTTTCATGTGGGATTAAACACAGTAGTGCCGGTAATAGGACGCTACTAGACGTATCTATAAAGAAAGAGGTGAGCATGGAACTTGATATAGGTACATTAGAAGCCATGACCGATAGAGGTATTTCAAAAAGTACATGTAAGTTCTTTAACGTCACCAAAGGATCGCGGGAGTGGTATTTCCCGTATTACGATAGTGATCATGTGCGCGTAGCATACAAAAAGAGAGGAGTTGAAAGTAAGACCTTTTCCACTAAAGGAAAGTTTCCATCAGCTACGCTGTTTGGTCAATCACTTTTCAATAGTGGAAAGTTCATCACCATCACAGAGGGGGAAGTAGATGCCCTTTCAACCTTCCAGATGCTAGGAAGTAAGTGGCCGGTGATTTCTATAAAGTCAGGAGTAAAAAGCGCCGTAAAGGATATCTCTGATAACTATGAGTATTTAAATAAGTTTGATACTATCAAGATATGCTTCGACAATGATGATGTTGGGCGCAAGGCGGCAAAGGAAGTCGCTGAACTACTTCTTCCCAAAGCAGAGATAGTCCACCTAAACAGAAAAGATGCTAATGAGTATCTTACCAGTAATGATGAAAAGGAGTTTCAGCGTCTTTGGTGGCATTCAGAGAAGTATACACCAGAGGGCATTATCTCCGGTGCTTCTCTGTGGGAGGATGTTAAGGCAGGGCCGACAGAAAGTGAGGTATCCTATCCGTACAAAGGTTTGAACAATCTGACATACGGAATACGTTGTGGTGAGCTTATCACTATTGCTGCTGGTTCCGGTCTTGGCAAGTCATCGTTTATGCGTGAAATAGCGTTCCACATTCTCAACAAAACAGAGAAGAACATTGGGCTTCTGTTTCTTGAGGAAAGCGTAACTAGAACAGCACAGGCGCTGATAGGTTTGGAAATGAATAAGCCTATACATCTGCCTAACTTTGAATATACTGAGGAGGAGCTAAAGAGTGCGTTTCAAAATACGCTCGAAAAGGACCGGGTGTTCTTCTTTGATCATTTTGGAAGTAACTCTATTGATAACATAATCTCTCGTGTGCGATACATGGTTCGTATACTGAAGTGTAAGTACATTTTTTTAGATCACGTCAGTATCCTTGTATCAGATCAGTCTAACATGGATGAGCGTAAAGCACTTGATGAGATTATGACTAAGTTGAGGACACTGGTACAGGAGCTAGATATATGTATGTTTGTAGCCTCGCATCTGAAGCGCGTTGATTACGGCCACGAGGAGGGCGGCAGAACCAAGCTCCATCAGCTTCGCGGATCAGGCTCCATAGGACAGCTATCAGATATAGTCTTAGGGCTTGAGCGAGACGGTCAGGCAGTGGATTTACGGGAAAGGCATACGACCACAGTCAGAGTGATTAAGAACCGCTTCAGTGGCCTCACAGGCCCAGCAAATAATTTGTTGTATGGGCTTGACACAGGTAGGCTAACTGAGATACCCCTTAACCATGACGATGAACTGGACGCAGAGGCTTTTTGATATGCTAATATACCAGAAACGAGTGTTTCCAGAAGACTTGCAGATGAACCCGTCTGTGTATTATCTTTTTGCTGATAACGATAATAGATCAGGACATCTACAGTTTAGACAGAACAATAACTTTGTAGGCATACGTGTTAAAAAGGATGAACACGCCTTCGATAATTCATATTGGTCTGATGCCACATATGATGCAAACGTCTTGAAGATAAAACACGACTTTAAGATAGTTAATTCTCTACTGCTGGAGCTTGCTCCTGTTGTTTATAGTAATGAAACATTCGATATCAATGTATCCGAGTATTTCAAGATAAGTCCTAAAACGTGGGCGTATATTGAAAAGTATATGCAAAATATTCAACTACTATCTGAAAAAAAGATGTGAGGTCAAAAATGAAAGAGGTAGAAGTAGACAGCGATATAGTCAAGATCGCTCATGAGAAAGCTAAGAAACTTGGCGTTGTAAAGAGGTCTATAACTAAAGGAGATGGGAATTTTGTAGGGTTCATAGGCGAACATCTGGCACAAAGCGTATACGGTGGAGAATTAATTAATACATTCAAATACGACTTAGTGTTGCCAGATGGTCGCCGCCTTGACATAAAGACAAAACTAACAGGATATCTTCCAAAACCTGATTATGATTGTTCCGTTACTGACTTCCAAATAGATTATGATTGTGATGGATACATCTTTGTTCGTGTGTTAAGCGACTATCAGAAAGGATGGGTACTGGGTCACATTAGCAAGAAAGACTTCAAAGACAACAGCACCTATCATAAGAAGGGAGACAAAGAGGGCAACTTCGTATTCAAGCATTCTTGTTATAACATTAAAATATCACAGCTAGAGGAACTATGAAATACAGATCAAACCTTGAAAGAAATATAGCGAAGGCGCTTGAGGAAAGTAAGATCGTTTTTGAGTATGAAGCTCAAAGACTTTCCTACCAACCCAAAGTAAGGACGTACCTTCCTGATTTTTATATTCCTGATGATGACTTTTATATAGAGGGTAAGGGATACTTTCACGATTCTCAAGAGCGTACACGCCACCTTCTTATAAGGGAGCAGCTAGGAATTGACGTTAAGTTTGTATTCGGCAATTCTTCAAACAGAATAGGAAAAGGGTCGAAGATGACATATGCGAATTGGTGCGATAAGCACAATTTCGATTATTCAGATGAGCGCCCCCCTAAAAAGTGGTTCAGCAATAATAAAGGAAAAGGAAAGCGACATGGATAAAGAGGACGATACTAGTGTGCCGGAAAGACTTCAAGGTATATATGAATCTCTTCCAGATGATTCGATATCTATTATCATAAGTAGAAGGTCTGTAGATATAGATGAAGAACAGGAGGAGACAAAGAAATCATCCATAGAGAGAGTTGAAGTTAGTGTCATCGATAACCTGACTAAGGAAGCTCTTGAAGGCCCGGTATTCTATTTAACTCACGGCCTATTGGATATTATTGAAAACAGTTTTGATGACGTAGTAGAAATGGGGTACTGTAGAGCAATGTATCTTCTTTCTGAAAATGATTCAAATACGCTGAATGGCTCTGCTGATATCCTGAATTTCGCTGATTACAAAAAGACAAATGGAAAATAAAATGGATACTGAAATAAACAGCCCTTCACATTATAACACTAATGTTGTTGAAACGATTGAGATTATACAGCACAGTATGTCCGCTGAAGAGTTTCACGGATACTTGAAGGGGAACATAATCAAGTACGTTTCAAGGCACAAGCACAAGCACCCAGCAGAACCGTATAAGGACTTGTGTAAGGCGCGGTGGTATCTGGAGGCATTAATAGAAACATACGGCAATTTTACATCGGAGGGCGGGGATGCTTCTTGAAGAAATGCAGTATTCCTTTTGGTCTAAAAAAGTAGATCATTTTATCAGCATGTTTGAGTACGGAAGGGATACCCCAGAACAATTCACTAATAACATGGTATTGATGGGATTTACTGAAAAGGATATCAGACGCGCTCTTTTTGAGGAGGAAGAAGATGAATAAAAAATTTATTATTATAGCAGTAGCTGTTCCGCTTGTATTAATAAGTGGCGCAGCCAGCAGTGTTTATTTTTCCAGTGAGTGTAAATACAACCCGTTCACAGGAGCTTTTGTTGTTGATGGAAAGGAGTATGCTCACGGCACAATGAAAGATGCGTGGGCATGTGCGCTAGAGGGTGGATTACCTCAATCCGTTATCTCCAGATTAGGAAAGTATGGAGATAGGGATACACAGCTTGAGGCAGAGAAGATTATAAATAAGGACAGGGAGATTAGACAGAAGGGAGAGGGAAACAATGATGGGTAAAAGCGAAACGGTACAGGATAAGCTTAGAATTTTTCATCGTGCATTTAAGCATCCCATTGGGCTGGAGTATCCTAAACCTTCATCTGTTATTGATGGTGAAAAGAATCTACGAAAGAATCTTATTCAGGAAGAGTATAAGGAGTTGATAGATGCTATCAGTAATGATAAGAGTGATGATGTACTTAAAGAACTTTGTGATCTGGTTTATGTGTGCGTTGGGTTTGCTGTTACTTACGGTTGGGACTTTGATTCTGCATTCAACCGTGTACATACTTCAAACATGTCTAAGCTTGATGCAGACGGCAACCCAATATACAGAGAAGATGGCAAAGTCATTAAGTCTGATTGCTATCAACCACCGAATTTGAAAAGATTAGTATGAAGGAGAAGAAGATGGAACTGCCGAATAATCTTATAAATGAAATCTTGAACTATCTTGCGAAGCAGCCGTATAAAGAAGTTGCACATATCATCAATGGTATTTTACAGGCACAGACACAGGCACAAAACACACAAGAGGAGTTACCGTTAGATGAAGACTGATTATCAAGCGTTCATTCATCAATCTCGTTATAGTCGTTGGCTTGAGGAGGAAGGTCGCAGAGAGACATGGGAGGAGACGGTAACACGGCTGCTTGATTTTTATAAGTATTTCCTAGAGAAGAACCATGACTTCACGATGCCTAAAGAAGTATACACTGACCTGTATACAGCGATTGTGACCATGCAGGTGATGCCGTCCATGAGGGCAATGATGACGGCAGGACATGCACTGGAACGTAACCACATTGCTGCATACAACTGTAGTTATCTTCCTGTTGATAGTCCCAGATCATTTGATGAATGTCTGTATATCCTGATGCACGGCACGGGAGTAGGCTTTTCTGTTGAACGGCAATTCATAAATCAGTTGCCGTCCATTCCAGAGAATGTTGAATATAGCGAAACGTGCATAGTGGTACAGGACAGTAAGGAGGGATGGTTCAAAGCGTTCAAGGAGCTAATCAATCTTCTGTACGCCGGACAGATACCGAAGTGGGATATGTCTAAGGTGCGGCCACAGGGAGCAAAGTTAAAGACGTTTGGTGGTAGAGCCAGCGGTCCAGAACCGCTAAATGAATTATTTCAGCTAACCAGCAGTATGTTTAAGAATGCAAGCGGCAGGAAGCTAACCAGCTTGGAGTGCCACGACCTTATGTGCAAGATTGCTGATGTTGTTGTAGTTGGCGGCGTCCGTAGGTCTGCGCTGATCAGCCTGTCGAACCTATCTGATGATCGCATGCGGCATGCCAAGAGCGGCGATTGGTGGAACACTCATCCGCACCGCTCATTCGCTAATAATTCTGTATGCTACACAGACGTTTTGGATACAGGCTCATTCCTGCGAGAGTGGAGTGCGCTGTATGCAAGTAAGTCTGGAGAGCGCGGTATATTTAATCGCAAAGCTGCACAGATACAGGCCGCTAGATATGGACGCCGGGACGCTGATACGGAATACGGAACTAACCCGTGCAGCGAGATCATACTGCGTCCTAAACAGTTCTGTAATTTGAGCGAAGTTGTAGTGCGCGCTGACGATACACCCAAAACACTACAGAAGAAAATAGAACTTGCTACAATTCTGGGTACGATCCAATCATGCTTCACTGATCTTAAAGGATTAGGTCGGCAGTGGATTAAGAATACAGAGGAGGAAAGGTTGTTAGGTGTTTCTCTTACCGGCATCTTGGATAATGCGATGTTGGCTAATCAAACGAAAGACGATCTTCCCGCGATACTGAGTAGTCTTAGGGTGAGCGCAGTTAATGTCAATAGCAAGTGGGCGGGTATGCTGAACATAGAACCGTCTGCTGCCATTACGTGCGTCAAGCCGTCCGGTACAGTCAGTCAGCTTGTCGATGCTGCCTCCGGTATTCATCCCCGACATTCGGAGTATTACATCAGAACAGTACGGGCCGATAAGAAAGACCCGCTCACTGAGTTCATGACTGATGCTGGTGTTCCTGTTGAGGACGATAATAAGAAACCTGAAACGACTGCTGTATTTTCGTTTCCCGTTAAAGCGCCTACGGGGGCTATCACTCGCCACAACTTATCTGCACTTGACCATCTTCGTATATGGCAAGTCTACGCAGAGTACTGGTGCGAACACAAACCCAGTATCACGGTGAGCGTCAGAGAGGAGGAGTGGTTGGAAGTAGGAGCATTCGTATTCAAACATTTCTCCACGATGTCTGGAGTCAGCTTCCTTCCAATGTCAGAACATATCTACGAACAGGCTCCGTATCAGGATTGTACTAAAATGGAGTACGCTGCACTGTTGAAGCGGATGCCCAGCAGCATAGATTGGAAGCGTCTTGGCGAATATGAGCGCGAAGATAACACGCACGGATCGCAAACTTTGAACTGCACGGGCGATTTCTGTGAGATTGTGGATTTGGTGTGATGAAATGGGCTGTTTTTAGCGTTTTCCATTTAATGGCCCATACAGGCCCGTACAGAGGAAAGTAAGGTTTCTGGACCCTTACCCTACGGAACTCCTTATATGCCTCTGTACGGCGCTTCTAAGAGGGAAAATTCGGTGCAGCGTATCACTTTTCTGTTTATTTACAATAAAAAGGAGTAATTACGCATGATTGATGAAAAATACACAAAGAAGATTGTGATCCGGTGGACAAGTTCTTTTTTACTTGTTTGTTCGCTCATCCTTGCTGGAAATAATATGAGCGCACTTAGTTTGATCGCATACACCGTAGGGCTATTTGGATGGTTTGTAGCTGCGATGATGAATGATGATAGGGCGCTCATGGTATTCACCACGGCGTTCTTTGTATCCGTAGCCAACGACATGATAAAAGTAATATTACAATAATAAAAAGGAGAGGAACATCAGTAGAAAATTTGCAACACTGTTGAAGCTGCATATCGGCTTAGATAATGATGGGTTCATTCGAGTAAATAAAGATCAAGTTAATATTCACAAATTAAAGGAAGTGTTTGAAGAGGAGCTTCCTGATTATGATGATTCAAATATGATCTTGAGATATACAGAGCATGTACAAAAAAATATCGCCGCCCTTTTGGAGGACAGCGAAAAGATGTTTAATCTTAAAGATGTGTTTTAAGTAGACATCAGTTTAGATATGATCCAGATCACTGCGCTGCCTATTACACCAAGAACAGTGGCAGCACCGTATACCATCGTTCTGTCATGCTCTAGTCGGCTAATGCGCTTATTAGCGTCCTTCATTGTACTTTCGAAGCGTCTGTTCTCCTCTAAAAGGCTATCGACTTTGCTTTCCAGCCGTCCAAGTACACGGTAGATTTCTGTATTATCGCTCATTATTGATTAAACTGTTTTTGACGTATTTGCCATTCGCGTTCAACGTCATAAAGAGTTTGAAGCTCTTTTGTTGGTGATCTTTGAAGCATAGATGTACCTGATGTAGCTCCTTCTATTCTTTCTTGTCTTGCAATCCGTTGCTCAAGTTTTTTAAGATTTGTTTTTCGCTGTGATGCATCTATTATTCTATTAAAAAAACCTGATCTTAAATGTCCATTTTCAAGAAGATAATCCCATTCTTCAGGGGGCATTTGCTGCTGTAGTTCTGCTGCATTGACACCAATAAATGTTGCCATTGTCTTTATGCCCTGTGCATAGTTCATCTTAGTATGCCCCTTTCGCATTCCTAACATTTGCATTAGATTAAAAGGCCCATCAGGGTCTGTTAGGAGTTCTTTCATCATCTTCATATATCCTAGCCTGTAATGATTGATAGCTGTTTCTCCGACGAAATATCTAAGAGATAGAACACCACGGGCAATTGAGAAACCTCGCGCCATCCAGCTAGAAATACGATGTGGCGATGGCAATCCAGAAATATCTTCTGTTGGCACTCCAGTTTTTAAAAGAGTAGTTTCGCGTCGAAGAACCTCTGCCCATGCTTCATTTGTCTCTGGATCAAAAAGCCTAGAACGTATATCTTCTGTTTCTTCTAGTACCTTTGTAAGCGCAACACTATCAACATGTTCTTCAGGAAAGTCCCATGTTTGAGTCTTACCATCACGCCGCAGTACTTTCGATACCCACGGATACTTATGTCCTGTGTAATTAATAGAGCTATCAGAAATATGTCTTGCATAAATTTCTCGTAACTTTTCTTTAATAAGTCTTCCTCTTGACCCTTTAAAACCATCTGTAGCCATTTCATAATATTCAAAAGCAGTTATACCTACATCATGATCTTCTAAAACTCTTCCCTTTAAGGCAGTTAATGCGTCCTCTCCTTCTTTAGAAAGCTTTGCCGCCCCCTGTTCTTTAATTAATCTATCAAAATATACCAGTTGAGTTTTAGTAAGAGCATCTTTTTTTAGAATTATATTCGGAGTAAAAAAGAAATCGTAAGGATTACTGGATTCTTTTATTACATCTCCTGCTGATTTTTTAAGAGTTTGCAATCTTAAATTTTTTACATCTTTAACATCCTTCAGCAATTCATCAAAACTCAGTATGATCTTATCATACTCAAGCTGCCAGCCGGGACTAATTGACTCATCAAGATTTTTAAGCATCGCATTTAGGTTTGGGTCCATCATTTCAAGAATATCTATTTTATCGATATCAAATTTAGAATTTGCTTTGCCACCAAATTCAGAAATAATAGATTTTAATTGAACAGGCTTTAAATTACCATCTGTTAATTGTCTCCAAAAACCATATTTAAGATTTTTTATAAACTCTTTTACTGTTTCGTCATCTCTTAATTCATAAGTCGGAGATGTACCGTCTTCACGTAATACCCACTTATTATCTCCTTGCCCTATTTTGGTTAAGTATAATCTGACCAACTTCGCTGAATTAACCATATCATTCGGATTGCTGAAAAATTGCTGAAAAAGAGCCTCATCAGAAAAACCTGCTTTTTGGCTTTGAAAAAGCGATCCAAGCCCTATTCTATAACGAGGAACCATTTCATTTTTAAAGAAACTCTGTACCGCTTGGAAAGCTAATGCCGCTCTTTCGTAATCCTGTTCACTAAGACCTGTGACGTTATTTTTAAAAGCAGACACGTCTACCTTAACTTTTTTACCATCTACTGTTATTATTTCCTTTTTTGTTACCGTTGGGTCTAAATATTCCATTGTTTTTCTCCACAATACGGAATATGCATGACCCTTTTGAGTATGTGCATTTTGTATTGCATTTTTACTTAATGTTCTCATGAGAGTTATTAGGCTACCCATTTTAATTTGAGCAGGAACTATAGCATACGCGGTTTCTTTTTCTTTTAATATCCGAGATATCAGTTTACTTGGTTCTAAGTCTTGATATATATCGTTCCTAGATGCTCTGCCCAATTCATCATCTATAGTATTTAAAGTATCTATAAGATCGTCTTTATCCATTTGTTGTAAAGCAGGTTCTGTAAGATGTTGAGTAAGCCTCTTTGCTTGTCCACTTGGCATATGTGTTTTAGCAAGATCAGAAATTACATCTATAAGATCAGAACTTATTGTATTATCGCTTTTCAAAATATTAAGCTGTTCTGCAAAAATATTACGAAGCTCAGTAACATCTACATCTAACTCATTCCACGTATCTCCTAATGCGTTATATTTATCATTATTAATTTTTACATCTGTTTCACTTATTGCATCTATAAGCCTTCTTTGTCCATCAGAATAGGCCCCGTGATCCACATGCTCTGCACCGGGAAGTACTCTTTCTTGAATATCATGTGTTGCTTTAACTGTCCTTGATTTTGCTGCTATTTTTCCTTGACTAAGAAGTTTTTCTAGTGTTCTAGTATTTTCAACAATACCTGCTTCTATTGAGTGAGAAGCCTCTGTTGCGTATTCTATAAATTTTTTAGCAGCAACATCTTCAGACCCGCTTTTTTTAAACTCATCTTTTATTTTTTTCATTACATCAAGATTGGCTTTTCTAAGCCTAACTTGATCCTTCCACACATTATGCATTGTGCTGTGAAGACGAATCCTGTGCATACGAAGGAACCGTGCTCCTTCATTTGTAGTTGAAGCAAATTGAGTATACAGCGCGTTAAATTGAGATAACTCAGTAAGTTGATTTAAGTATATATTTACGTATTCTCTTGATTCTGGAGGTAGAGAGTCATTAGCCAGTCTTTGTAATTGTGTATATATCTTAAAATTATGATCCATTCTCGCAATTAATGCATCATATTCAGGTCTGTTATTGACTTTTAACTCTTCCAATGCAGCAGTCATACGTTTTAATTTTTTTTCTTCCTGCCTACTTATTTTTTCAAAGCCTATGTTCTTTAACAGCATCTCATCAGCATCGTGCCGCATGATATTTCTTACGGTGCCGTCTTCATTTCTAACTATAAGTCCTTGTTCATCAGGCTCATATACTAAACGATCAATTTCATCGTCTGTTAATCTTCCTTTTGAGCGAAGAAAGTTAATTCTTACCTGTCTTACTTTATCTAAATTAACTGTATCCGTAGGACTAGGAAGACCTTTTGACCCTGTATCTGGATTTCTCCAACCTTTATATCCCCCATACCACCAAGAAAGAAAACTTACTTTATGATTCAAAAATGCTTTTTTAGACCCTCTTGCTAATCTGTGTCCCGGCTGTACTACTCCAGCGAACAGCATCAAAGGAAGAGCGATAAGATCAGCATACGGATTTTGATATCCTAGAAGTTTCTTGGTCCCTTCAAGTACCCCTACTGCGGCAAGTGCAGCATCTGCTTCATACATAAGCCATCGTGATTTTGGAATCGTATTTTTAACCGCTTGCATGCTTGCCTTTGAGAATGATGAAGAAAGAGCTAAACTTTTAAATGCGTTATAAGATGCGACAAATGTTGTTACTGTATGTTTAGGGTTCACTGCAAATTTAATACCTTTCGCCGCTGGTTTTAAAAGAAGTCCCCCGCCTCCCATAATTTCACCAAACAGTTTAGTTGCATATCCTAACCGAGAACGCTTCCAATCCGCATGTTCTGTTCCTCCAAGATTTTCTTCAAGTGCAGATATTAAAGGATGAAATATCTTTTGTACTTCTGCTCTTCTTTCTGCGTAATATTGTTGTCTTTTTGGATCATTTCTTTCATGACGCCAAGTTTCCATTCCTTTAAAAGGCTGATCATCCCAAAGAGCATCTACCGACATTCTGCCTAATACGTCTAAGTCTGGCGCGTGTTCTCCTAGAAGAAGCGATAATTGCCACCATCCTTCTATACCGCTTATTGCTCCTACAGATAATCCTTCCGCTATCATATCCATTTCACGGCCTAATTCGTAAACTGCTTCTTTACCTACCTTTCCTACTTGTTCTAACATATTGCCTGTTGCTTCAGCAACAGAGGGGGCTTTCCACGGAGTAACCATAAATCTTCCTTGCATATGCTCTGTAGGAGCAACAATCATATATGGTTTCTCTGATCCCAAAGTCTCTTCAGCAGTTTTTACATCCGTAAATGAGGGAATATTAAAATATTCTTTTAATTTATTTGCAATATCAGGAGAGGGATATTTCGGGTAATTTTCAAAATCTTCAACAATACGGTTTAGTGCATGTGTTTGGTAGTATCCTTGTGATTTGGGATCATTCAGCCTCTCACTGTCATTCTTAATCTCGTTAATATACCTACCTAATTGTCCCTTTTGAATTTCAAATACTCTATCACCAAAGGCTTGACTGTTTAGTATTTCTTGTCGTTGAGCTTCTTCTGAGGCTTGTTGCTCATCAACAACAGGAGCCGCTGTTGCCTGTTCATCAACAACAGGAGCCGCTGTTGCCTGTTCATCAACAACAGGAGCCGCTGTTGCCTGTTCATCAACAACAGGAGCCGCTATTTCATGGGCGTTTCCTGTCAAAATAGATTCTTCACTTGAAGGAAAAGACGTATTTTCTATCATTATTACAGACCTCCCCTCTCATTTGATTGTTTTTTGCTGTACTTCTCTGCTTTGGTTTCATTAAACGCCTTGTTCATTTGTTCATCAACAGTATTAGTAGAAGTGTCTAGCTCATCGGCGTTGTCAGCAGCTATTTTTCGTTGTTTCAAATATTCGTGCTGAACTTTGTGAAGTCTTAATGCACGATCAACTACAGCATGTTCATTAGTTAGTACTGCTTTGTTAGTCATCACTTTCGAATAAATGAATTCTCTTTCTACCATATATTGAAGCTGTTCAAAAACAGCCTGTTCATTTTGTAAGGTTCCCCAATTTCCTGCTTGAAATGATCTTAAAACTGCTTGGAAATCTGCATTGGATACAGCCTGTCCACCAGAACCACCCTGCACCATTTTAGCAATTCTGTATACTAACTGAATTTTTAATGCTTCATATCTAGCTTCATTATAAAATCTTTCCTCTGCCCTACTTTGTTCGTCTTCGGACATCTTGTCGAAATTTCTAAAAATGGATTCTCTTGCTTGCAATAATTTATCATTTGCGTTCCTTTCTAAACTTTCTACAAAAGACTTTCCATTAAGTCCCTCTATCGAAGAAAAAGAATCTACCATGCTTTCTCTATCTTCATCAGAAATTTCAACCTTCATTTTATTTCCGCTTAAACCCAAACCTTGTTTAATGCTAAAAGCAAAAAATTCAAGTTTTCTAAAAGCATTTAAAGTAAAAGTAGCTTTTTCTGCAAGCTTGCTTCCATGTTGCAATGATCTATTTAATTTGCGTACATCTCCAACTTGATCTAAAAGTTTGCTATTGGTTTCATGGAGATCTCTTGTTTTTTCTATTTCCTTATATCTTTGTGCGTGCTTAAAAACTGTTTTAGATTGCTTTCCTGATCCTCTTTGAATCATAAAAGTTCTTCCTTCACTAACACCAATAGCAGAAGCAGTTATTATAGCATTTATATTATCTTTTGAGTCAAACGGCTTTTTCCTGTATGCCTGTATTGTATCTACTTTTTTTGCTGCTAACAACAGTGCTTCTGGAGTATTAGCCTTTAAAGCGGGAATTAACCCCGTCTCTTCTAATGTTCCTAAATCTCCATTACCGGGAAGGGAATTCGTTAGTATTGTTTGTTCAAGGGGAGTAAACTTACGAGTTAATCTACTTATTGGAGAGTTAGGGTTCTCCTTTGAATATGTAGCAAGATTATCAGGAGTCTTATGTAGATTTGCGAACGTCCTTATTTGTTCATCTAATTTCTTTTGTAATTCAGGATGTGAATTCATGTAGTTATATGAATTTGGCATACCGCTCTGAAGATGAAACATTGTGTTATAATCGAACTCTCCTGTTTGGGTTTTACTTGTTTTATATGCATCTGTTTGCACAAGTACTCTCTTTAAGTTATCTCCTAACCACGCATCGAAACGTCCTAATGTTTGTTTTTTTTGGTTCTCTGACACATTCATGCCATTTATCTCTTTTAGCCCCCAACCAACAGCAGCATCGAATTGAGCAAGATAAAAAAGGCCCTGTGTATTGCTTCTTTTCGCACGAAGATCAATTGGTAATTGTTTACCCAGCACCTTGGGCAAACCAAATTGATCATACATATCTTCTCTTGCTACAAGTGCCTCTCTGGTCTCTTTTGTTTTTTTTGCTTCGGCTTTCTCTCTTGCAGCCAGTAAGCTTGCATCAGACGCATACTTCGTTCTTTTATAAGCCTCATCATCCGACTGTCTTTGCAATCTTGATTGATTTTTGAATTTTCTATCTTCTAACCTTTTTTGACGCTCTTCTTCAGCAGCAAGAACCCGCTTTTCTTTAAGCTCTGTAAGCGCACCAATCGCCATTCCTCTAATACTGATACCCATTATACATTCTCCAAAGAGTTAGGTTGCATTTCCATGAAGCTCATAGGCTCAGAAGAAGAAGGAGCGACCTGTTCTTCCTGACTTGCCCCGCCCTGTACTTGCTTTAAAAAGTCATCTAGTTCCGTTACAGCGGCTTCCTTTTGTTGTTTCTTAAATTTTTCTGGATTCTTTCTTTTCATCAAAGCTACAATATCGTCAGAATTCATATTTCCTTTTGATTTATTCTTTGGGAAATTCATTATATTGATATCATCTATTTCAATATTATTTTCATGCGCTTTAACATACATCCATATCATCAACAAAGGAGTAAGCTGCATCGCAATATCGGGAGAATACACTCCTTTTGAAAATGATCCGAAAGTTACAACATTTGCTATGCTTTCAAGATCAACCCCCGCATCAATCATACTGAGCAAATCAGAAAATAATGATTCACTATCTTCAATTGTTTCAACAGTATTGAAAAATGCTTCGTCTAAATTGTTTATCTGAGGAGGCTTATAAATAGCGTCATCTTGCATTGGCTGTGTAAGCGATTCTCCCGGTATGGGCCTATCAAATGGATCAAATGGCATATTCTATATTCCTATACTCGTATTTGTGCTTGTTCAAGTGATGAAATTAATCTTTTTACAGAATTTTCATGTTCTGGAGATAAGGCTCCATCACCCGCCAGAGCAACCCTTAGTAATTTGGAAGCATCATTAGCAGCATTAGCAGCATTTGAGACATTATGTCCAGATTTTATATCTACACGTTCATCTATGAAACCTGTTACAAACTTTTCATGTGCCGCGATACGCGCAGCCGCCTTTGACTGACCACTAACAGTCTCTTGCGTTTTAGCGCCAGCACTATCTTTACCGCTTCCGCCAAGAACGTTACCAGCGATATTTATAATAGGACCAATAAAATCTGTCCAAGCCATATGTTCTTTCTCCCCTTTTTTTGTCTATGCCCCAAATGTTTGATCTGTAGTTTGGCCTAAGATATCACCAAAAATAGTATCAACGCTAGAGCCGCGAAGACCGCTTGGCGAAGAGAAAAGACCCTTAAACCAATCACTGTTAAGAGTATTACCGAGAAAATCAACACCAAACCCACCAAGAAGTCCAGACAGTTGATTGTCCTGTTCAATATCCGCTAATTCTTTAGATTGATTAAAAGATAGCGCAGAAAGAGCAAGATTCTGTTTCCTTGTTTCTTCATTTTCAAACGCCTGATTGGCCCACATAGCTTCATCACGATACGATTGCCACAGTTGATTTTGTCGTGCTTCTGAAATAGCAAGCAAGTTTTGAGCATTTCGTTGCTCTACCCCATTAGCTATTTGATTATTTACCGTAGTCACCTGCCTTCGCCAAAGCGTATTAGACCTATCGATTGCTTCCTGCATAGTCGCATTGAATTTATTTCGTTCTTGATCTAAACCGGCGTTAAATTGCTGAATCGCTGTTCCTGTCTGTACATTGAATTGCTGTGTAGCAAGTTCTCGTGCTTTATTCGCCTGTTCTACTTGATTGCCCAGTGTAGCGTAGAACTGATCTACTTGATTCTGTGATTGGGCATTGAAATTACGTGCTGCATTTAATGAAGCTACATCGCTGAATAGCTCCTGCATCCGTGATTGATGATTAAGATTATTCGCTGTTTGCTCATTTGTTACGTTTGTCGTATTCATTTGCAAGAAACTGGCTGCATTCTGTTGCGCTGATTTCAATCGAACATCCAGATTTTGCCGGTCCATTGTTGCAATTTCAGCGGCATTCTTTAATGCAGTAGTTTGTTTGTTGTTTAAATTCTGTAGCTGAATTGACGCATACTTATCGGCATCTGCCGCTGCAATCGGAAGAGCGGATTCGAACAACGCCTGTGTTCGTGCAGCCGCCGCCATGCTAGAGGAGCCTAATCCACGCTGTAGCATGAATTGGTCTGCTTTACGTGCAGCCGGTGCAGCCCACGGCGGTAACTGTGTCCCGTCATCTAGTGCTTCATACAACTGGCCTAATTGGAACTGTAC